TGACCTGGAATAGACACACCATTGCCAGTAGTCTTTTCGTTTATGGTGTCTACTTTTAGGATGCTCATTGTACTACCTCTTCAACAATTATTGTGGAATAAAAGTAAGCACCTTGGTTAACTTGAGCCGCTGTACTTGCGGAATACTTAATTAATTGTAGCTTAATAGTTCTTGCGTTGGTGTTACCTGAAGCAACAGTCATACATTTTGATTGCCTAGCGTGTATATTAGAGGCAGTGGTGTTGCCACCGTGACTTTCATAGTAGGTTTCATATTGTTGGCTTGTATAATCTAAAGCAGTTCCATCATGCACTAGTCTACACATACCTCCAGCATAATTCTCGCTACTATAAGAGTTCATATGATAATGAGCAGTTATAAATAAACGACTTGTCGCTAACTTAGGTGTAAAACTTAAACTAGAATTACCTACATCAGTCCAAGAACTGTTAGATGAAGCAACTGTGTCACTATTCCAAGTATGATGAACCTTTTGTATTACTTGCCCTGCGCTTGGCACTAATGTCTGACCAGACGGTACGATAATCTTATTGGCATTACCGCCACTACTAAGACCTTTTAGGTTTTCAACGTGAAGTGTACTCATATTATTGTCAAGTTCCCATTAACTGTAAGCGTTATGCCAGAGGCTATTGTTAAAGCGCCATTTGCACTAGCATTTAAATTTGATGGTATTGTTGTATCTGTAGAAAGCGTTTGCTCATTTGTTTGAAAAATAGCAGTCTTCATTGTGTTTTGCGTTGTGTCATATATTGGCGCTCTAATACTGCTTTGGAACGTGCCGCCTTGCGACAGGCTAGGGGCATCTGCAACGCTAAAGGTATTGTGGCATGTTATGGTTATTTCGTCATCTAACGCAGCCGCAGTGCCTAGAACAACGGTAGTTCCTGTTGAGGCCGTATAATCCGCTGGCTGAAGCAAAATTCCGTTCTGATGGACGTCAACTTGCCCCACATTGTATACCGCATTGAACGTGCTTTGGGATGCAGTCGCGGTATACGTGTAAACCCTTCTTGTACCTTCGGTTAGTGTTTGTCCTATGTATGCCATATCTGCCTCCTAACCTAATAAGTGCATACAAAATACATCATAGTATGTACCATTGCCATCGAATATGGCCGTTCCTGTTGTGGTGACACTTGTTATTCTCAATTTTACAGTGTCATTTGCTGCTAAGTTTAGTATAACTTGAGCGCTTTCCACATGCCATTGACCAGCGCCAGCTTCACGCACTTCAGCAACATGCCTTGCACTACCATTAACCATAAAACCTATATCAAAACGACTATCTGAGTACCTATTTAAAAAGAAAGAAGCAAAATATCTCCCTGCCACAGGAGCTGTAAATGTATAATTGCTTGTATTATAGTTATTACCAATATCAAATATTTCACTGTCAAATGGTGCGTCGGCAGCACTTGATGTAGTCCAGTTATTTGCACTAACACCAGCCGCAAATGATGGCTGATTAGGTATTGTCACATGGCCTGAACCGTTTACATTTAATAAGTTATCTGCACCATAAAAACCCAAACCTAATTGGTTTGAAGTTGATCCTGCACCACTATACTTAAATGCCATTTTTCCTAAGTTGTAACTACTATTAGCCCTACCAACATTGAGGCTAACAGAACCGCCAACACCAATAGACGGAGCTACATACTCAGCAATATCGTCAAACCCAGAGGTTATAGTGCTATTGCTTGAAACAGAAAGTAATCTGTTAGGCGAAGATGTACCAACACCAAATTTGCCTGTTGTAGTAAGGTCACCTGTCATAGTATCGCCAGCGGTTTCTACATAAGCTGCACTATTTCCAGTAGCTAAATCTTTAGACTTACCCATTAGGTAATCTCCAATATACTCATAATAACATCACAAGAGGACGCTGCGCTGGACGTAACTTTTACACTATCACCAGTTTCCATAACTACCTTTTGATCACCACCCACAACAACCAGAGAACCGCCGCTAGGAACCGTTGCAGTTTTCACCATAAAGTGATCATTAGACCCATCATTTAGCGCCACATCAACTGTAATGGCTGTTGTCGTACTGTTAGAACAAGTAAGGCCAATAATAGTTGTTTGCGTAGAAGCTGCCACCGTGTAACTGCCTACAGTAGCCGCAGATGTTCCTATATTTCTGCTTAGTTTTCGTTTAAACGTGTTTGCCATTTTCTATCCTAACGCAATCGCCATAGCTACTGGAACCGCCGCACGAGCATCAAAGTCATCCGCCGCCAAAGTAATAAAAACTGTTGATGTACCAGAAAGATTTAACAAAGAACCAGTAGAGCTAGACGTTAAAGTTCTGCTTAGAGTTGTGCCACTATGAGTATATGTGCCAGTGCCTATCTCGTAGTCGTTTCCGCTCTCGATAACGTAACGCACACTGTCACCATCACTTACACCGCCATTTGCAAAAGTCCTAAAACCAGTAACAGCATTGCCCAACGTAATCGTGCCTGTGCCTGTCGTAGTCGTTGTGACCTTTACTCTGTCTGCTACTTTAACCATCTACTAGCTCGGATCTGGTATGCCTATATCTAATGCAGATATATCAAATAAGTTACCACTGTTAACAGACTGAGAAGCGTTCAATGCGCCTGTAACCAACAATCTACTGTTTGACGTATCTGTTATTGCAAAATGTGTTGCCGTTCCTGTGCCTGTCACAGAAGCATCGCTAATAGCCGCCAAAGTGACCTTACGTCCTCCGCCTGTCCTGTCGGCTGGTGAACCTATGCTAATGCTCGTTGTATTGCCTAGCGTATATGTTGATGTGGCCTCTGCATATGTTGTTGCTTCTTGGCTTGTAATGTCAAACCTGTTGGCCTCTGTGTCGAGTACCGTCAATCCGTTATCAAGCACTCTGTCTGCTATACTTGCCATTAGTAACTCCTTATTTTCATTCTGCGACCAGAGCCGCTAGTTTTTGACCGTTCGCTTTCTAAATTAATATCATTAATTGCCTTTTGATACAACGCCGCCCATGTGTTTGCGCGAGTATCTTCCTGCAAATATGGAGCAGAATGTACTAACGACCCATACAAATAAGCGTCTGGAAAATTAGTTAAAACCCAATTTGTTGTTGTTTGCGCGTTTAGGCTGTCAATATTTTCATAATAAAGCATCTCTAATGTATAAGTTGCATCAGGTGATGGAAAAACTTCAATACTACCATCAAGAATAGCAAAGTTTATTGGTCTACCGCTTGTATTAAGGTTTTGCGCTCTAAGATTAGATATTTGAAAAGCGTTAACCATTTCTAAAGTATTCGTATCAGCCGTGTTTAATGACATACGAATAGGCTCTAAAAAATCACTAGGTAAAGCTGTATATTGTGAATCAAGCTGCGCTGTGGCACGCTTTTCCATACGCCAATGCCGAACTTCTCTATTCATACCAGTTTCAGCAAGTTTAATAAAATCAGGTATTACTGACGTTAAATCATCTCTGTTCAAAAAGTCAGCTATACTAGCTTTTAGTTCGTCATAAGTAGATAACGCCATCTAACAATTCCATCTTCTACGAGCAGCTTTGCCTCGTTCACCTGTCCAGCCTCTAGACCTAGCGCAAAAAGACTTCTTACGAGCCTTCTCTTTTGCAGTTAAATTTTTCTTTTTTGTTACAGCCGTTTTTAATTTCGACTTTGGGTTTTTCCTTCTATGTGCAGCAACGCCCTTTGCGGTCATGCCAGCGCCCTCTTTTACCGTTCGGTAATTACGACCTTTGCCTTTAGTCGTTTTAGGTATGGCTTTCTCGCGTTTTCGAGGCATTGTTATACGCCTGCTGTTGGAGCATTACTTAAAGGCATAACAGCATTTATAAATTGATTTTTCATTTCTTGCGGCATTAAATCAAAGTTTAAACCAGACCTAGCAGCTAAGTTTCTTGCTTGCTGCATTACAGAGTTCATTGCTGAGTTTTCAACTATAGGATCACTTGGTAAATTAGTAGGGCTTGTAGCTTGATCCATTGCAGCCTTATCTCTTTCCATAGCATAAACTTGATAATCGGCTGCTCCCATAGTTATGGGTGAAAATTGAGTCATACCAAGCCTAGGATCATCAGGAAAGTCTTGACGTAAACCCCTTTGTCTAGCCTCTTCTGCCATAGCTGCGCTTGTGCGCTGGGCATCAGTTATTCCTTGAGGAACAGCATTTACAGCCTGCACAATAGGTGATGTATTAGGGCTAACCATAGCACGCTCCATTTGAGAGCCGTATGGTTTTACGCCCATATCATTAAGCATACCGCTAAAAATACCACCCTTAAACTCGTCACCACGATTATCGCGACCACCGCCATCCATCATATCAAATATAGCAGGAACGTAACGCTTGTTTACCTCGTCAAAGTAACCAAACCTACCATCAGAGTTGGCTTTTGCACGATCTTCAGCAGAAGTGTTTTGATACCTAGCTGCGCCTTTACCAGAACCAAGACCAGCTTTTCGCTGCGCTGGTGTGCCGCTATGAGCCGTAGCAAAAGGGTTAGGCCTACCAAGTATTTTAAAATGCCTGTCAATTTTTTCAGCGTGAGTTAACTCTTTTTCTTCAGCCATTACTTCTTACCCTTTTTCGTCTTTTTCTTAGGACGTTTCTTAGCCGTTTTAGCTGCATTTTTAAAGTCTTTATCTGTAGGCGCGCCTTTATCACCTTTTTTGCGCATCTTTTTTCCAGATTTTCGCCTTAACCTAATATTTTCATATAAACCGTGCTTACGTCCGTGTGGCATTACTTCTTACCTTTCTTAGACTTTTTAGCTTTTTTCTTTTTCTTAGGCGGTCTACCAACTTTAGACCCATAAGTTCCTTTTCCCATCGGCATGATCATCTCCTTTATTTTTTTTAAAACGTACCACATTATGCGATCCCACGCAAATTGCGTTTTATCTCACCTCGCCAGCTAGAAAATGCACCAGATAATGCAGTTGCAGCATCACTAGCCATCGTCAAACAGAGCGCATCAGCCAAGTCAGGTGAGGCCAGCCCACGCTTACGCATCTCATCCTTACTCTCAGCCTTCATCTTGCCGCTAGACGTAAAACTATACCGAATACCAGTTAACTCAGCCACTAACTGATCATCTTTCGGCAACTTGCAAGCACGATCTTCAAACCAAGCTTTTGTTTTAAACCATAACTCAGAGCGTAAATTTAAATATGTAGCACCCATACTAGGCGCTTCTGCAACATTAATACCGCGAACAGGTAAATCTAACTCACGCAACCTATCAACCACACCAGAACCAAGCCCAATACTATCAACAAGTATCTCTCTAGGCCTCTTAGAAGGCAGTAAACTCTCATATTCAGCTACAACACGACCCACAGTCTGCATCAAATCTAACCCAGACCAAGACCTAATCTCAGTCACAATAGAACCCTGACGCTTACACAGCGCAGTTTTGTCATTGCCAAACCTACTAACGTCTAAACCCCACACACTCGGCAGGTCTTCATCACCCTCAACATCACGGTGTATCGCATTTTCAACCAAGTGATACGGTATAATTGTATCATCATCTGCTTGAGGAAACTCACCTAACACCCTGATTCTAAAGGCATTACTGTCTTCACCATAGCGCAACTTCATCTCTTCGATAAACTCATCACTCACCAAAGGACTATCAGCGCACGACCAGCGCCTCGTCCACCAACTATCTGCAAGCCTGTTTTGGCTCTCAAAAAACGTGCCGCTAGACCTAGTGGGGTTGCTCAACATAATAGTCGTAGCATTATGACCAGACATAGAACCAGCAGCAGCCTCAAATACCTGCTCTGGCACACCACTAGCCTCGTCTACAATCAGCATAACGTGTTCTGAGTGTACACCAGCAAGCGCTTCTGGCGTTTCTGCACGACTTGTCCTAGCCGAAATAAACATCTCACTAGGCGCAGACGTATGTTCAACACGGTCAGACTTCACGTTTAACACTTCCTTAAACGCATCAGGTAATTCATTTATCCAACGCTTCATTTCTGCAAATAAAGCATCAAATAGCTGGCTAGAGGTGGGCGCAGTCACAACAACCTTATTCGGGTAGTGCATCAAAAAATACCACAGCATAGCCCAAGATGCAGCAGTACTCTTACCAGTTCCATGACCCGAGCGAATTGAAATTTTCCTTTCACCAGAAGCTATAGCCTCAAGAAACTCAGCCTGATAATCTAACGGCTCTACACCAAGCACTTCTCTCACAAACAATGTTGGGCTTCTAGCGTAGCGCTGGGTAAACTCAATCATCGTATTTTGAGACAAGTCATTCATGATCAACAACCTTCATCTTACGCAGCGCATCTAAATGCAAATCACCAATGTTAATCTGTATGTTTTGCTGGCTACCACCACCATAACGATTTTTGTTTAAAGATGAAGCTATAAAATTATGTTGCTGAGCTAAACCCTTTGCAATGCCAATATCAACTTGATTAACATTCGCCTCGCTAATGTCACGGCTGTTCTTACCGTTTAACGCCTCATCAACCTCAATCTCACGCCTCTCACGAATATCATTTAACATATCAAACGCTGCATCAGCATGAGCATCCGCAACTTGATGCTCTATCTCGCGTATGGCGTTGCCATACTTTTCGTGCTTCACAATGTTGCGTCTAAAATAGCCACGATCTAACCCAAGCTCTTTTGCAATCATAGGTATCGTTTTACCTGCAAGTAATTCTTGCTGCAAAACCTCAACTCCACCTCGTTTATCTAACTCTGCAATAGCTTGTTTGAATTTTGGTTTACCTGCCATGCTTTCCTCATATTATAACTTTGCCCCGTACTGCAACTAATAATAATAATATACTAAAGTAATTATTATTATTATTAGTATTAGTAATAGTACGCAAAAGTATAACTAATAATAATAATAAAAGCTAATAATATTAGTTTTATTAGTGGGGTGGGCGCTGCGAGAAAGCATAATAAAACTCAGGGAGGTTAGATTTTATTAAACAACGCCCAAAAACTGTATAACACAAATTTTTCTGTGTGGGAATGTAGTATTAAAGTCGGGGGTGGGGTGGGGCTATGCAGGGGGGGGTCAAATTTATTGTATACCGTTGCATTACTTTGTTTGCAGTTAGTCAAAAACAGTACAACCAGAGTCAAACATGGGGCGTTGTTCTAAGTTTAACCAAGTTTAAGCAAAGTTAAACATTGTTGAACAAAAGGTTGCGTTTTGTTTCGCATTGTTTTATTCGCGCGC